ATCCCGGGTTTCTCCCGGGATTTTCCGTTAACTCAAGTCCGTCATCATGAAGGTGCCCGGAGCTTCCTGCTTCATCAGCTCGAACAGCTTGTCCCACTTCGCCGTGGCATCCGTGTAGATTAGGGTACCGTTAATCTTACCGCCGCCAGGGATGGCATAGTCGTCGCGCTTGAGGATGTCACCGAGCTGCTGCTGGGCCCTGGCCACAGCCATGTCGCGGAAGATGACATTGTTGTACAGTTCGGACTTCTTCGCCTTCGTGTACACCATGGCGATTGCGTTCCTCGGGGTCTTCGGTGTCGGGAACACACGGAGCAGATGGTCAATCGGGTGCAACTTGATGTTGTACTGAGTACCAACCAACTTCTTCACGTCCTGCAGGTAGCGCATTGCACCGGTCATAGTAACGAGGTCGAACTGGCCAAGACCACCCATACCGGCACCACCGACACCGATGAGTGATTCACCGGGGCCGACGTCCCAGGCCATCATAGGGCTGAACGTGTTACCGTAGGACGGCGTCAGCTCGACGACGTTCATGACTTCCTCGGGTACGTGGTACTCGATTACGCCAGGCTGGAGCCTGATGAGCATGTAGTCGACATAGGCCGACTCGTCGAAGCAGTAACGGTAGAAGTAGTCCGCGGTATCGTTGATTGCCATGTATACGTGGCCGAGACCGTGATGCTCCTCCACGACCATCTCGATTTCGTTCACCTGGCCGCCCATCCTGGAAATGATGTAGCGTGCCATGTCGTCAGTAGTTATGAAGTGTACGTTCATTGGGTACCTCGTTATGCACAGTTTATCTATTCTTTTTGCTATATTTGGCATATGTCACTGATAGACCGAATGAACGTCCCCAACAGCGTGTTCATAAGCACGGTTCTCGCCATATTCTCCCGTACCCGGGAAATCCCGGCGAGCTCCATAGGGGAACTGCAGGTAATAGGAGTAGTACGGGAACTGTTCCATACACTAGGCGCAACCGACATCATGGCGTCCGAATACGCCGCAAAGGTGCTGCGCCGTCTTCCGCCCGGGATGCACCCGGTATTGTCCGATGGCCTGAAGGCTTTCCTCGACAACAAGGTAAGTCCCGGCCTCCTGCACAAGTACGACATCTCGCCCGATGACCTGGTCACCGGCTGGAACTTCGAGTGCCTGGAGGACCCAAGCACGCTGGAATCGTTCAGCATAGGAGCCAGTGTTGAATGCGAGCACCATTCCCGCTGGGAAAAGCGGAAAGCGGAGAAGCCGTGGAACCCTACCCGCGGACCCGGCACCAAGTTCGCCGACGACGAACTCGCCGCCGCCCTGGGCGAGCAAACCGAGACCGAAGAACCCGAAGAAAAAAGTTCAGAAATCGACTCACTGATGGAACTCTAAGGGCTTACTTTTTTACTATATTTGGACTACGACCGTAATACGAGGTTAATACATGAACATGACATCAGAAGAAACAGTAACTGAAACCCCAGAATCCGGTAACGCACCGCAAATGACGCCGGAACAGTTCGAGAAATTCCGTAAACGCTTGGTGGAAATCCAGAACGACCCAGAGTTCATCCGCAATATGCAGAACCGCCAGCGCATCAAGGCAGAATTCGAGAACATCATGGCTATGGACCCCGAGAAGCGCAGCAAGCTCCTCTTCACCATCCAGTGCCACCGTATGACCGCATGGCACGAATCCGTTGAACGAGCCCGCAATGCACGTGAAAGGAAAGAATCGATGAACTAGTGGGTTAGGGGGTAGGCAAATGGCACCCGAGAATGATAAGGTCCCGCACTGGGAATCATTGATTGCGGCAAAGATGCGCCCTTGCGCTACGATATGCGAGGTGGAGGACCCGGTCCGGCGAAACAACCTCGAGAAAACCAGGCGCTGGCACAAGGAACACCCGGAATACGGAGCCGAATACTATGCCGAGCACCGCGAGAAGATGCGCAAGGCATCCGACGAATGGAAGAAGGCTCACCCGGAATATGTCAGGGAAGCCGCCAGAAGATACCGAGAGAAACACAAGAACGACCCGGAATACCGGGCGAAAAAACAGGCTTACGACCGTGGCTACCGGGAACGTAAGCGTCTCCTGAAACAACAGGGCCCTATGGAGTGTAGCCAAGAAGAGCAGGCGTGAGCCTGCTCTTTTCTGTTATCCGAACAACCGTTTGGCCAGTTCCTCGAGGAACGGCCACAGGTCTTTCGTCGGGAGGACCTGGCCGGCCGCGCCGGGGTGACCGCCTCCTCCCATTCCCATCTCGGATATCGTCTTGCCGAGGTTGATATCCTTCCTGGTCGTCCTCACGGAAATCTTGGTCATGCCCGGTGTGGATTCAACCGGATTGCGCATGACGAGCCAGTCGTACCGCTCGCCTAGCCTGATTGATATGTCGCTCAGATAGTTGTCGCACTCGATGTAGCACCCGTTGTGCGGTAGTTCCTTTTTGTTGCAGGCCTCGATATACTCGGTAACCTTCTGGTCGTGGTCGGCCATGATTTCCTCGTCGTCCGGAGGGAGCCTGTACCCTTCCATACCGTCCATGTACTTGTCAATGAAGTTGTGGAACCCGTGGATATAGAGCAGGTTGTTCAGCCTGTCGGACAGCGGAATCATCTTCCTAATCCACATGTCGTGGTCGTTGGTCACCTCACAGAGTGACCTGAGGTGCTCAAGGTCAGCCATGTCGCTGAAGTAGTCCAGGCAGTTGAGCGCACCGCACTTCCCGGTGTCGATGTAGTAAGTGCCGAGAGGGTCATCCGGGTGGTCCTTTGCCTTCTGGTGGTGGTCGATTACGAGGAACGGCTTGCCCACGAAATGGAGGGCGTCGTACATCTCGGTATCCATCTCGCCCGGGCAGTAGTCGGTAAACACGATTACGTCATACCGCTTCCCGAGGCTGCGGAGCTCGTCGACGGCCGCCTGGTACTTCGGCCCCGGCCTGTAGTTGACCTGCCTCACCGACACGTTCGGAAACACGTTCTTCATGACAATGCCGGCGACCGCGCCGTCAAGGTCGTCATGTGTGAAATTCAGCACCTTCAGTGAAGGGTCCTTGAAATTGAAGTTCTTCGCCTCGGTGTACCCCTGTTCAAGGGCACCGGCCAGTTCCGGGTCTTCCGGCATTATTCCATCTAGCTGCATATACATATCCTTACGCCCTGCTTACCATGTATCCAACGTTGGACTTCGGGTCGGGCTCACCCCTGTCGAACACGAACCCGGCACGCTTATAGAACGGGAACGCTTCCCTCTTGGCCACAAGCTTCACGTCGTCGTACTCGTGCAAAATCTTCCGCAGTATCATGCTGCCGTAACCCTTGTTCCTGTAACCGGGAGCCACCTCCATGCACCATAGTTTAGCATAGAGGCTGTACCCGTCGGGGTCCACTATGCCGATTCCGACCACCTTATCCCCGTCACGCATGACGTAGGCGGGTAGCCCGGCGAAATCATTCTTGTCCATCATCGCTGCCATCAGCGCGAGGTCTTCATGTCCCGGGATGTCCTTGTAGCTTCCGGGAACTGTCATAACGTCTAGTGTTGCCATCCAAAATGACTCGGATACGAGTCTACCACCCCATACACGGTGCAAGGTTCCTCGACATCCCTCCAGTTTTCAATCTTGTTCGAGTTTACCGGCTTGCCTCCTGGAGGCACGGCCAGGGTTATGTGCGGTATCGCGTTCTTGGACCTGATGTTCCCGGACACTCCAAGGGCGACGGCTTCGTCGGAAATGCCGAGAGAGACAACCTCGAACTCGACAGTCTTGCCGAGGAAGGTGGCTATGTAGTCGAACACGTCCTTGTTGTCGGAAGGGTCACCGAACGACAGTGTACAATGGTTGCAGTAGGTCCTCCACCCGTCGGGAACAAGGTGGCCGAACCTTTCCATCAGGAACACCTTGGATTCGTCGCTGAGGAAGGCACCGAAATACACCGGCATCTTCCCGTCGCCCAGGTCCATCATGTTGCGCTGGTTGAACCCGATGCGCCATGCCTCCCCGTGCTCGCTCGGCCACTTGGTCAGGCATTCCTCGCCCAGGTCGTGCCCGGCCTTCTCGGACTCAATGTACTTGTGCCGGAGCATCTCTTCGATTTCTTCTGCCATTCTCTTCTTGAAGTCCATGACGCGTTCCCTCCCGTAACAAGTTTAGTTACGAAAGGGAGGCCCCGTTACGGAACCTCCCTACACAAATATAGCAATTAACGCATACTATGCGCTGAACCGCGCCCACTTGTAGATGATGGTCGTGATTTTCTCATCGAAATCGGCAAAGATGTTCTTCACGCCCTCGCTGAAATTCGGGTTCTTCTCGACGGCTTCCTGCATGCGCTTCTGCAGGTTCTTGAGATGTGCCAGCACGGCCTCGTCTTTGGAATCGGTGCTGGGGAACGCCGGGGCATTCTTCACATCGATTGCCTTGTCCACGATTGCGATGTACGCCTCGGCCAGCTTGTCGCCTGTATCGCGGCACAGGCTGTACGCCTCGTCGAGAAGTTCGTGCTTGCTGTTGCGGTCCACATTCCAGTGGATTACGTTGAGCGCGTTGCTCTCGGTCAGCAACCACATGGCCATGTCCTTGAGCGTGTCGTAAGACTTGCCCTTTCCGTCGGCGGCTTCCAGCATGGCCTTACCCTTGGCTGACCCCGCGGCGGACTTGGCCACCGACTCGCACACTGCCATAATCATGGCGGTCTGTTCCTCGTCGTTAACCACTCCCATGATACCTTCGCGCAACACATCCTTCATTGACATAATGAAATCCTCTTGGACTTATACCGGGAGTTTATACCATCCTCACGGCCGCAATAAACTTTATACGGCAAAATACGAGAATACAACATGCATCCATCTACAATATCCACGAAAGAAACGCAGTTCGCCAACAATCTGACCGCCGGCGGGGCGAAATATTCAATCGCCGGCACTACGGAGCTCCCGGACGGATACCGCATTGTCTCGATACGCCCATCAACCCTTACCTACTTCTACCCGACCGAAACGGAAAAGACATCCATATGCCTTCACTTCACTGTCGGGTACATAGCGTCGGACATCCAGGCGCTTACCAACCCGACGAGCCACGTATCAGTATCGTACGTGGTCGACCGTGGCGGTAGAATATACGAGCTTTTCCCCGACAAGTACTGGAGCTACCACCTGGGCAGCGGCGCTGTCGGGGGCAACGCCACGATGTCCAAGCACGCAATCGGCATCGAGATTTCAAACTACGGCCCGCTTACTCTCAAGGGCGGGAAACTGATAGACGCATACGGCAACACATACTGTTCCGATAGCGAGACCGACCTGTATGACAGGTGCGAATACCGCGGAAAGGAATACTACGCCAGCATGACGCAGGAGCAGGTCGGGGCGACCGCGGCACTGTTGAAGTACCTATGCTCCACCCACGGAATCCCTCTGGCATTCAAGGAAGACGACTCCGTATTCGCGAGCACGTCGCAGGCAATCTCGTTCCGGGGAATCTTCTACCACACCAACGTGCGCAAGGACAAGTTCGACTGGCCGTTCAGCCCGTCGCTGAAATCGGTAATCGATGCATGCAAGGAACCGGAGCCGGAACCTGAGCCCGAACCGGAACCTGAGCCTACCCCGGCGCCCGTCGAGCCGGTACCGGAAGTAAAAACAGAAAGCCCCGCCATCGTAGAGACGGCAGGGACTTCAAAGCCAAACTGGTTCGCCAGGCTGATTGAGGCGCTGGCGAGCCTTTTCCGCAAGCGCTAGGCAGTTTCCGTTTCGGATGCCTTCTTGCGGCGCGGCTTCCTCCTGGTTTCGATAACCGGGGTTGCCTGGTAAGGCATGTTCGGGACGGGTTCGCTGGGCTTCGCCTCCACGACCATTTCACCCTCGGCAGTGGAAATGCCGTTGACCTTGTCGGCGGCCTCTTCCACCTGTGCCTCTGCAGCCTGGTTCGGCACAAAGTACATCGGCCCCGTCGTGCCTATTTCCTTCTCGATTTCGGCCAGGAACACCGCGTATTTTGCGCGGATGTCGGCAAGCACCTGCTCGTTAACCTCGGCCCTGTTGGTGCCGGCCTTCTGCGCGGCCGCGACAATGGCCTGCTTGCGGATGCGCTCGGCGGCGCTCATCGTCACGGTAGCTGCAGGTTCCGGCGGGGGAGCCATGCGTGCCGCTGCGGCGCTGTTCTGCTTCGCCACGCTTCCCTGTCTAGCGATACGCTGCGCCGCGCCCATGGACGAAGACGTAGCCTTGGCCTCGGGAGGAGCCCCCACGGCCGGGCTCGATGCGGTGGCCTGCACTACGCTGGCCTGCTTTGCCGCCCTGGCTGCCGCGCTCACCGTGGCGACCGTAGTGGCCGTGGTAACCGGCTTTACATGCGATGCGGCAGCGGCACGTGCCTGCAACGCCATTCTTTCTCTGATAGACATGCCCATATAGCATTCTCCTTTCTGTTATAAATTCAATGCCCTTCGCTGTGCCCTCATCGCGGCCAGCATCTGTTTCTGTGCCCCGTTCATCTCGACCTGGTTGTCGCCATTCCCGGCCGACGCGTCAATCGGAGGCGGCATAGCCGGCTGTACCGGGGATTCCGGGGTCAATTCCTTCGCGTTGCCGAAGCTGCCGCTCAGGTCAATCTTGATTGCGTTGAACGGCATCTGCTGCTGCTCTTCCGGGGACTCGACGATGCGTTCGTGCAGGTCGGCGTTCCTGTCCTTCCTCAGGTCGGCATACCCGTCGCCTTCCAGCGCCTCCATGCCGATGTTCCCGAAGCTCGGCGAGCCGTGCTTCGCCTGCTCCTCGGTGCTGACCACGTACTCGCGCGGCTGTTCCGATATCATTACCCGGTGGACGTCCGCCACGCTCGTTATGCGGGACGGGTCAATCTTGCTCTTCTCCATCGGGATGTCGTCGTAAATCCTGTCCTCCAGGAAGCTCTTGACGATTGCATCCGGGGTAGCCCGGGGCATCCTCGGTTCCCTGTAGACGTAGTCGGGCGGAGGAGTCTTCGTAGCCGCGACAGCGGCATCCACCTTCGCACGGTTAATCTGCTTGCTTATGCGGTCAGATACGGCCACGCTCGGCGCCGGGGCTACCGGCTGGACGACCGGGGCGGCCGGTTTCGCGCCGGCCTTCTGCATCTGTCTAGCGATTCTCTCCTTGATATCCATTATTCGTCGGCCTCGTATGTGGTCAGGGCAATCATCGTGTCGTTAAGGTTCGTCTTGACACCGAACGAGCCGCTCTCCCCGCCGTTGTACAGCACGAAGTAGAACGAGTAGATTGCCTTGTTGTCGAATTCGAAAGTGTCCGTCCGGAACGTACGGAACTGGGTGGTCGTCTTGTAGGTGAAATACAGCCTGGAATCCATCACGCCCCAGTCAAACCATACCTCGCCGGCTGGTATGACCGTGCCGTCCTCGAGGGTCACGTCGTCCGGGTTATACAGGTACTGGAACACGGTATCCCCCGGAGTGCTCTCCTTGAACTGCAGTGTCGCCTTGAAGGTGAACGGGCTGCCAATCTTGCCTTCCTTGTTGTCACCGAACCATTCCAGTATCTGCGACCAGGGCTTCACGCCCTCCGGGCTGTCCGAATCCAGCTGCAGCCCGGTGGACTCGTATCCCTCCGGGGCGTCGCTGCCGTTACCGGGAGGGACGTTCGGCACGAACTTCCTGTTCTCGTCGTTGATGGCGACGAAGTCCCTTCCAAGGCCGCTGAAGTCCTTGGCGAAAGAGCTGTCGTCGTCGAAAGTCAGGTGCAGCAGGTCGAAAGACGGGACCTCCGTGGGACGCTCCACGTCGTCGACGATTACCTGCTCCCAGCTGTATGCCGGCACCTTCTCCGTAATGTAGTCGCCGTTCTCGTCCCTCGCGTAGGAACCGTCAGGGTTCCTCACGTACTGCTCGATGAGCCCGCTCCCGTCGTCCGTGTTGTACGTCACCGGGTTGAATCCGGTGGGCTCGCCGTTCAGGTCGTACCCGGTAATCTCGTTGTAAGTGAGCATGGCGTACCTGAGCGTCTCGTCGCTCCAGTACTCCTCGCCGTCCACGGTAGACCTACGGACCAGTGTCCTTGCGAGACTCTTCAGCAGCGAGAAGCCGTCCCTGGTCGACGGGGATACCGTCTCCCAAAGCTTGCGCTTCTGCTTCGCAATCTCGTCGGGGTAGACCAGAATCTGCTCGCTGTCGATGAGCTTCTTCCCGACATTGAAGTCCATCTGCGCATAGCGGATTTCCGCCGGGAGCATGTACGGGCAGTGCATCACTCCGTGCGCCTCAATCTGGTACGTGGTCTGGTACACCTGTCCCTCGTTGGCGTTGAGGTCAGTCTCGTCCCTTACCTCGTCGGACCATCCCGTAATGCACACGGGGACCTCGCGCTCTATCTCCGGGCAGAAGTCGAATTCCTTCAGGCGGAGCGTCCGGTACGTCTGGTAGTAAGGCTGGATATTTTCCTTGAGCTGCCACATGTCGGATGTGTTGCCGGAAAGCAGTGTCAGTTCGAACTTGAACACGTATGCCCTCGGCTGGATATCCCGTATCCAGAAATCCTGGTCCCGGCAGTAGATTTCGCGGGCATATGTCGGCTGCGTCATGTTCGCGTCATCACGGGCGTCCCCGGTATACCTCAGGCCTGCGACCGGGAGAACCTGGAGAATCTGCTTCGACGTGGTGGACGACAGGTAGTTGGCAAAATCCTTGGAATAGTGGGTAACCAGCGGCACCTTGACAGTCTTGTCAATGACCTTCCTCTGGGGGTCCAGGTACTTGTTGACCCGGAGGTTGTCGAACATGTCGTACAACCCTATAAGAATCTTCTCGACTTCACGAACGTAGTAGTACCGCTGCATATCCGGTAGTTTATGCTGCTTGTGATTCTGCCGATGCTATAAACTACGCATAAACGGGCATTTGCCGGGAAGATTTACCATGAGAAAGATTGACAAGTTCATCGACGAACTCCAGGCTCTCAAGGCCAAGGGTTATGACGCGAAGAAAATTAACGCCCTTACGGAAGGCGTCAACCTGATTGCGGCCGAATACCGCAAGCGCAAGGCAAAGGAAGAGGCCCAGCACAAGGCCATGGTCGAGGCAGCCGGTTTTGCCAAGCTCGACGAGCAGTGCAAGGCGTCCGGTCTTTCCAAGAAGGCTTTCGTCGAAGGCGTCGGCAAGACCATCATCGAGTCCAGCCAGCCGGAAGACATCAAGACCCGTCTCATGGAAACGCTCGACAAATATGCCAACCACCTGATGGAAGCACATGACGTATCCGGCTGCATTTTCAGCCTCAAGCCGGTGGATGACAAGGCAAAGGCCTTCCTCGCCAAGAATGACGTTACCGGCCTCCTCCATGATTGGGTACTCCCGCAGGACGCACACAAGTACGGCGACGCGGCCACCGCTGTACGCGAACGCATCGATACCGTATCCAAGGGAGAAGGCTTGCCAATCGGCCAACGCTTCTATTATCCTACACGTAAACTAATCGACAGCAGTCACGAAAAACTGTTCGTGCTTACACCAGAAAACAGGGCACAGAACAGTCCGTCTGCCTTCATCCTGCATTACGCAGACACGCCGAAGACTGTGAACCCCGAGCAGTTTAAATCCCAAATCAAGTCATCCGGTACGAAGGATTCTCCAACGAATATAGTTGCAAATAAATAAAAAAGGCCGGCTTAAGCCGGTCTTTCTTTTTATCATTTAATCTACTCGATAGCGATTCTCCTCTTGGTTTCCTGTTTCTTCTCCTTCACCGGGATGGTGAGCAGCCCGTCCACGAACGTCGGCTTCATCTCGTCGACATCGATTCCGCCGCGCTCAGGCCTGAACGAGATGCGGTAGCTGTCCTTCTTGCCAGCCACTTCCCTCGTAGCCTTGACCACGACACCGGACTCGTTGTCGAACTCGACCGAGACGTCCTCCTTCTTGCAGCCAGGAAGCTCGACGTACAGTTCCGTACCGTCAGCGTTCGTGTAGTAACGGGGCTTCAACGTTCCATCCTTCGGTGTATACTCCGCCATCCGACGCTGGAACTTGTCAATGAAGTTGTCGAACCAGTTCGTGGTGGGCATATCGTCGAAGAACATGCTGAAACCGGGGTAGATGAGATTCTTGTTAGCCATAATTAAGCTCCTTCTTTTGCTTGTTTGCCCCACTATAAGCAAAATCCGTGCCAACTATTCCACACAAAGGAATATCCACCGGAAAGAAACAAAAATGACCGGAATTTAAACATCCCGGTCATCCTTTGAAACATAGTGCGGTAACAAAAAGAACTAGCGAAGCTTAATCTGGTCGGCGTAGTCCTTCTGCGTAATAGGCGTATTCTTCACTGCGGAAGCCGTGGTGCACATCGAGTACACGTGCTGCTTCATGAGGTCCAGCACCTTTTCGTCGTCAAGCACCTTGCGGTCCTCGGCGAGCTCTCGGTCCTCCGCGGCACCCTTGCCGTTCGGGTTCTTCTGGATGTCGTATTCCATCCTGCGGTAGTTGCGCTGGCCGCGACCCGGGGTGTTGTTAATCATGTCGTCCTCCAGGAACTTGTCCTGGAGCTCGGCAAGCTTGTCCTCCGTATGCCACCAGTTCTGTTCGTAGGCACGGGTAAGGAAGTCGTTAGCCTTGCCGCTCTTGATGTCGCCTATGCCGCGCACCGCGTTCTGCACCTGGTAGAACATATCATGAC